GCAGGAGTTGTTCTTAGCAACTTTAGAGTTATTGATAGAGCCAAACAAAACTGTAGACGTATTTGATAAATAGTAGTATGAGAGCAAAAGATATTTTATCAAAAGAATACAGCAAGTACATTAATGTATTTGAGTCACCTGACAGAAAACAATTCAATAAAATGCAGAGGATTTATTCTAAGATGGAAAATGATCCTGCTATTATCGATGAACTGTGGGCTGTAATTTCACGTAAAATGGCTGACGATGAAGGTAATATACAAGATAGAATTATCTATGCCTTACAACCAGAAAATACAGATCCGGAAAGAGATCAAGAATTTGCAGAAGGTATTCTAGAAGGCCTTGTTAGTGCTATCGATAAAACAGAAGGTACAAACGAAGAAAGAATAGCATTTGCAAACACACTGGGTAGTAAAAGTCATATAGATACAAAAGCATTAATGCAACCTTTAGCAGGTTGGAGTGACTGGCTAATTGGTAGCGAATTTAGTAAAAGATTATTTTCAACTATGTTTAATTGGCCGGCATTTAGATCAGATAATAAAGGTCCCGGTGAAGTAGCACTAGCATTGCTATCTCCACAAATTAAACTATCAAAAACAAAAGGCGATATTGTTGTAGACGGCACGCCGGTAGAAGTTAAAGGCGGCAAAACATCTAGTGGTGGTAGACTTTCTCCTACAGACGGTACATTAGGAAATCTATACAAGAACAAAGAATTCTGGATGGCACTTTTACCCAACGACGAAGAAAAGGCAAAACAACTAGCAACAATTAATAAAGTAAATGCTAATAACTATGATGCGTTTTTGGCTAAATTTGATTTAGGGCCAGCAGAATCATTAAAGATACTTAGTGCATTATTTAAACATCCAGGCGCACAACCACTTATAAAGCAAGTTGCCGCCAAAGGACAAGATGTAAAGGCAAGAGATTTAATTGGTATTGCTGTTAAAAATTACGGTGAATCACAAGGCGATGACCATTATTTAATTATTCAACAAGACATACAGACAAGTATGTATTTCTTTATAGATGATCTAGATCCAGTATATAATAGATTATCATTCTCACTACCATTAATTGACAGCGATGCTAGAAGTCAAGGCAAAGCACAGATTGGCATCCTTGCAAGACAACGATAAATATTAATATGAAATGGTTATACAGCGGATGGGCCGTTGCCATCACTATTGTGTTACTTGCGGCTCTAAGAGTTGCTGATCCTATACCACTTCAAAGTCTGAGATCACAGACATTTGATTACTACCAACAATTAGACGAAGTCAAACAAAGCAACGAAGTTGTAGTAATAAACATAGGCGAAAAGAGCCTACAACAATGGGGACAATGGCCATGGCCGAGACAGAATTTTGCTCAACTGATAAGCGATTTGAGAACACAGAATGGGGGCATTATAGGGCTGAATTTTATGTTTCCAGAACCGGACAGGTTTGGAGGCGATCCGATTTTATCGAGTTGGATAAACGAGAATGGAGTCGTTTTAAGCCAGACGCCATCAGCCAGAGGGGTGAGGAGTTCAGGCCCGCACATTGGGACGGCCACAATAGGCCCTTCGAAAGCGACAGACTTCTTGCTAAGTTGGCCAAATCTCGTCGTAAATATTTCAGAACTCGAAAAGTCTGCTGACGGCATAGGTGTTATAGCATCAGCACCACAACCAGATAATCAAACAAGAACATATCCATTAGCAATTGGTGTAGAGGGCAAAATATATCCTTCGTTTGCTATTGAGATGTTGAGAGCATATACACAAAAGCCAAGTTATATGTTAAAAACATCAGAAATAGGTGTGCAAGAATTTGCAGTACCGCCTTTTGATCCTATTGTTACACAACCAGATGGAACGGCATATATACGTTTTAATAATACGTTTGAAGAAATAGAATATGTAAATGGTAATAGTTTACCTGATCTAGGCGGAAAGTTTGTTATAGTAGGAGTAAGTGCTGAAGGTATAAGTAATCCTGTACCCACACCAAGAGGCAATATACTGCCACAGCACATACAAGCGTCTATGTTGCAAAATTTTATAGATAGTAGTAACATTACCAGATCAGAATTATCGTCGCTTGTAGAGCTTCTGTGTGCGTTGTTGAGCATGGTTTTAATAGCAATAGCAATATACAAGTTGCCTATATGGGCAGGATTGTTTACTACAGTAGGCATTATAGGTGGAATTGTATATTATAGTGTACATTCTTATACTGCCAATTTAGTTTTATTTGATGCTACATTTCCTGCATTAAGTGCGTTCTTGGTATTCACACATAGTTCGTTTAACAACTTTTGGATACAGTTCAAACTTAGACAGGAAATTCAGAAGCAGTTTGCAGGGTACTGCTCGCCTACAGTTGTGCGTATGCTTCAACAAAACCCTGCACTGATTAAAGAAGGTATGAAACGAGAGATTTCAATTTGTTTTAGTGACCTGCGTGGCTTTACACCATTAGGTGAAAGTTTCGGTGACGATGTGCAAGGATTAACAAAGTTAATGAATGGTTACATGGATGCAATCACACAACCTGTACTTGATGCGGACGGAATGATTATCAAGTATATCGGTGATGCTAGTATGCATGTACACAATGCACCCAATGATGATCCACGACATGCACATTCAGCAGTTATGACTGGACTAAACATGTTAACAGCAGTGGAGGACTTTAATGAGAAAATTACTGCGGAAGGCAGACCACCCATTGGTATGGGGGCTGGCATTAATACTGGCTTGGGCTATCTTGGGGAAATGGGTTCTACAAGCAGACACAGTTATGATGTTCTTGGAGACGCTGTTAGTACTGCCGCTAGGATAGAAAGCAAATGTAAAGAGTACGGGTGCTTATTGCTTGTGGGCGAAAATACTTATAACGAAACATCTGATGAATTCTTTTATCTTAAAGTAGATGACTTGGCAGTAAAAGGCAAATCAGTGGGCATTGCTATATACACGGTTTTAGATTTAGATAACAGTAAATTTGTTAAACCAAAGCAACTACATGAAGCAATGCACGATAATTATCGTAAACAGAAATTTGACAAAGCAATCGCACTATGTAATCAACTGATGTACGAGTTTGAAGGTAAGATGGAGGGTTATTATAAAATGTGGATTGAGCGTTGCGAATTCCAAAAAACACAAGACCTACCAGAAGATTGGAACGGTGTGTTTATTGCAACATCTAAATAATTACTCTTCGTCCCAATGCTTTATACCCTCAAAAAAAGTGTAGTAGTGTCTAAAATCTTTTATTGTAGTTTTAGCATGAACTAACTCTAAAGGAATACCGTTAGTTTTTTTAACAATAGGAAAATAATATCTTTTTACAATTCTTTCCAATTTTTTAATATCTTTTAACAAAGCATCTAAAATTATATTATTAAAGTTTTTATCAGTCAATAGATTTTTCAGCCAGATGTGATAATCACTTTCTGGATTATTTCGTCTCACAAGTTCTCTTGCTTCATAATACAATGCACGAACAGGATTAATTGTGTTTCTATACTTTGTGTTAATGTGCCTAAATTTAAAACTATCATGTTCTGTACTTAGATTAGAAATAGTTTTAGAATACTCTTTTCTTAAAGCCTTCTTGAGCGATTCTAAATTTTTTTCTATCTGTGCGTAATATTCGGTGATTAATTTCTGTGCTATATTTTGATATCGTTTAGACAACTGCTCAAAATACACATTATTAATTTCTTCTATGTCGTATGTGCCATCTAGTATAGTGTGTGGTATAGTTTTAGTACGATTGTACTTGTCTAGTTCGTTTTGTATTCGCAAGACAACAAAATCTATTACTTCGCCCTTGCTCATACTACTATTTATTCAGAATGAATACTTAATATAGTAAACAGTTTATCGGTACCACCGTTGTTATAAAGAGTTATTTTTGCGCCATTGTGTAACGGCTTCGGCCATTGACCGATATTAACCCAAGCATACCCGGCACTTTCTCCGTTTAGTTTAGGTGGCATAAATTCTTCCTCTACCACATATACAAAACTGTAATAGTAAAAGTTTTTATCTTTGCTTTGATAAACATCTATAGGATTTAGTTTTTGAAGTTCCGGAACAAGACCTATTTCTTCTTGCAGTTCTCTTAGAATGCATTCGTAAGGTGTTTCACCTTTATCAATAATGCCACCCCAGAAACCCCAGGTGTGATTAAATTTTTTATCTGAGTTTCGTAGTTGCAACATGCATCTACCTGTGTCTTTAGCAAGAAACACTACTCCTGCCGCTGTAATAGTCATTTAAAGTACTAATCTCCAGAACCCTGGTTTGTAAACACCTTCTGAACTGCTTACCCAACCTGCTGAGGTCCATTTGTATTGCTTATTAGTATATGTATTGGTTACAAAGTCACCATATGACTCTTTTTTGGAATCAAATACTACGGTCCATTTAGTTCCGTCGTATTCTATAATGTCATTTTCATTAGCATCTACACCCCAATTTGGCCATGCATCTTTGTCTAATTTTTCGGATATAAGATATCTCTGACCAGTAGTTGCGGCCGCTAATGTTCCATCTCCTGGATAGTTTGCTCTTGGATCTAAAATTTTAGTGAGAGGATTCAATGTGCTGGTTGGTAATGTATCAGCATCAATATTAAAAATAAGTTTGCTATCATCTAATGGGTTCTTAGTTACAGTACCAGTTATCATATTTAATTCGCTATCACTGTCGTTAGATATATTTAATTTTAATTTACTTGTTGCAGATAGTTCGCCTTGCATTTCAATTAACTCACTCCAACTTTGTCCAACATCTGCATTATTAAGCAACACAGCATTAGCACCATCTATCTGTAAATAATAATCATTTGGAGTAACAACTATTTCAGCCGTATCTGCAATAGGGCCAAAGAAGTCATAAAAGTCTTGGTCAAAGCCTAAATTAGCAATATCTTTTACACTGTGAACATCTGCAATAATTGTTTGAATGATGGTTTGTCTTTTAACCTTTGCAGGAGGACTAATCCAAATAGGCACCGCAAATGTTAATGTAGATATATCGATACTTTCATCTACACCTGCAGGAACACTTCTACTACTCCAATTAATATCAGTTAGTTCTACTTCGAACACATTACTCCAGTCTAAAGGATTACTATTAGATTGCATCTGTAGACTTGGATTAAACAACACAAATATTTGTTCTAATATCTGCAATTTAGTATCAGTGTTAGTAGTCCATAAATCAAACTGTATAGTTAAATTATACGGAACAGGCATATATCGCTGTGTGGTATATAAATTACCTTGAGTAGATTCATATGAACCTGTATCTGTGTTAAATTCTCTTTCTGCTACTTGTCTTGTATCTACGAGAAACGGATCTAATGTTCTGTCTCTTGCAGGTTGTAAACTTTGTATTGAGATTGCAATAAATGGGGCACTGTTAACAACATTCTCTGAATTGTTACGCAGTATACTTGCAACCATTCTACTACTATCACCGTATCTGCAAGGCACACGATTATAGTTTACACCGTTTTTAGTATTTTCTTTTACTTTGAAATGAGAAAAGATACGAATAATTTGTAACAAATATCGTTTAATCTGTTCATCATACCAGTAATCTAAATTTTTACCTGCCATTAGTTATCCGTTTTAGGTTTTATAACCTTACTTAAATTTTGTTTTTCAGGAACAACTTCACCGTCTGAATAAGTTGCTAAATTTTCATTGTTAATAAATCCTGTTAAAATTCTATTTGCCGCGGCCCATGTACCTTTGCTATCGTCCTGTACTCTGAGCCATCTAGTTCCACTTTTTTGGAAAAGTCTATTTGGTGAAAAATCTGTTCTCAAGAAATAATCCCCGTCACTTACACCACTAATTGGAAAAGTTTCGCCACTGCCTACAATGCTTGCACCATTAGGGGCAGAACCATCACCGTCTCCAAAACCAATGCCTGCTTTATCTTTGGCTTCTTCATCGATGTACAAATGCGCCTTTGATCTATATTGAGGATCGTAAGGAACATCTTTGTCTGCTTGTTCTAATAACTTATCATTAATAGTGATCTCATCAGCATAAGTACTGATAAGATTTCTTAGATCGCCTTCTTCCTCACCAGTACCAAGTATATCTCTGTATTCTTGACTGTCTGTGATTGGGCCTACTTTAACACGCCATAAATGAGGCCACCATCTAGGATCATATCCTTCTGCTGGTCTGCTACCATCTGTTACTACATAAAATCTGTTAATTGCTTCGTCACTACCTAATAATAAATCATCTCTTAAATGAGGTAGTTCTAAAACATCTCCGGGCATTAATTTACGACCTAATGCTTCCACCATACTTTCAATATGAAAGTTAAAGAACAAAGTATCGTTTGCTAAAAACATACCAAACTGTGTCAGATCAAAGGAATCATTATCACCTAAATTGTATTGACCACGCAATTCGTATATGTTTGTATCATATTTTCTATCTCTGTTTTCCAGAAATAGTAAATCTTGAATATAAGTTTCGCCACCTCCTGGACCGCCTGGTCTAGTAGGATCTCCGGTTGCTTCTGTGTCGTGTACACCTAAATATTTGTGTACATGTACACCAGTGCCACCTGCGTAGATATGCTCTCCAACTATTCTATCTATAAAGTTGAAGTCATTAGTTTTTGTTGGATTCCATAAACTTAATTTGCCCATACTACTATTTATCGCTTTCTACAATGGTGTAAACAAGTAATGCAATACTCCACATCATTATCCATATTTCCTTGTATGCCACTCGGCATAGTTGTTTGAAAAAAGTCACTGTTTAGCACATCATAAATAGAATTATCTGCTGAAACTATTAAACTTTCCTTTACAGGATCTATCATTTCTCTGCATTGCTCGTCGCCCATAATATATTTTGAACCTATGTAACAACAGGGCAATATTGTGCCATCAGAGTCAATATAAATTTCTTGTCTATGGTCTTTGGTACTTACAACACATTCAACATCTATATTAGCACCGTTCACATTATACCAATTTTCTTTATTATATACACCCGGTTTTAGTCCAATTTCATCTTTGTGTACTTGTTTGCGACTAGTTGATACTAAAATTTTGTTCTCTTTGTCAAACGGTTCAATCTCATAATCCAAAACAGCCATGTCGTCTACTATTTTGTAAACGGGTAATGTTTTTACTTGCTCTTTGTATTCACTATCTATAGTCATTGCATCTAGAGTTTCAAATCCAAAAGGTTCACGCAGTATGAGATCAATATTATTTTTCTTGCAAAAGTTTTCTATGATAGGCAGTTCATGCATATTATGAGCAAACTTGTTGAACTCCCATTTTGCAGGTGCTTCTGTTCTCACATACGCTTGTAAATTTTCAAATAATTTACTCCACTTAACATTTCTACGATATATGTGATTAGTTTCTTCCCAACCGTCTATGCTCCATACAACACTTGAGTATGTTCCTTTGAATCTTTCACCTATGCTTTTCCAAAATTTAGGATTTCTTGCCCCACCATTTGTTCTAACTTCTATAAATGCTTTAGGATTGCAATCTAGAATATAATCTAAAATTTCAAATAGTTCTTGTGCTGATGCTGGATCGCCTTTTGTACCACAAAAATTCCATGTTTTAATATTTGAAATAAACTCTTTGCCTAGTAACTTAAAATATTCTAACCCTAATTCTTGATTTTTTACATAAGGCATTTCAAAACTGCCACTAAAACTTCTAGGACATGCTGGACATAATGCATTGCATCGATCGGTTACTTCTATGTGAACACTATTAACATGACTTTTGTACATGCTGATATTTATCGTAAAATTATTAAGTGTGTATTTAACTCCGATAAATATTTACACCGGAGAGGTGGCTGAGTGGTCGAAAGCGGCACCCTGCTAAGGTGTTATACGGGCAACTGTATCGAGGGTTCGAATCCCTCCCTCTCCGCCACAACATACTAAGAGAATTTATGTTTAGGTTTATTTACAAATATGGTTATACCAACTTAAAAGATGTCGCTTTTTCACAAGAGCAATATTCTTTTGAAGAAATTACACAAATAGATTTATCTAAAATCAAAATAAACCGTAATTTAAATTCAAACATAGACTCAGATGATGTTTGTGTGTTTCCTATCGACTTTCAAGGCATACATTTTGATAGCATCATTGAAAATATAAAAGAAATTTGTCTAGAAGCAGAAAGATTGTGCAAAGAGAATAAGACAATCATTTTACTGTATACATCAACAGAGCCTTTCTTTTTTGGTCAAGCAGATGATATTTTATTTGATCTTGTTAAGAGATTTGATACATTAAACTTTGCATTGAGCGGTATAGGTTATACAGGAATCAACGATGACTCACAAAAACTGTTGGATTTACCAAATGTATCCTTTATCACTAAATTGTGGTATTTTGACAGAGTACATTTAGAAAAAACATATATAGATAAATCTGGGCCACACCATTTTATCAGAGAAGACCAAGAAGCACCTAAAGATTTTCCCAAAGATTTATTACAGCCTAATAAATTTCTTTTGATCATGAGAAATCCTAGACTGCATAGATTAATAATGTCCAGTTTTATTGAAAACGACAAATTATTAAATTCTACAAGATACAGCAGAAACTGGTCTTTAAATGCTTACCATATACAAGATATATTAAAAAATAAAAACATTAATAACGACGAAGCAATATATCAAACACATCTTATACTTGATAACATTAATCAGTTGAGGGGTATATTAGATGACCGTAGATTTAGAACAATGTTAGACACAGCATTCGAACCTGCAATAACATTAGATATGCCTGATATCGGCTACAGAGGGTTCCCAGAAAGTTGGTTGTTTAATGACATAAGTATAAACATCGTAGCAGGAGGAGAAGGCGAGGGATATGGTTGTGCTGACGAAAAACAAATGATACCTATGTATTATAAAAAACCGTTTATTAACTTTGGCTGTAAGGGTGTGAATGAAGAATTAGAAAAAATAGGATTTCATGTTTTTAGAGATTGCTGGGATCTCAGTTGGAGTAATGCAAATTTCCTATGGGACAGAGTAAATGGGTGTTTCCAATTATTAAAAAAATTATCAACATTATCAGAACACGACATGGAACAACTAATACTTAAAGCAACACCTCAAATAGAAAGAAATTACAAACATATCAAAACAGGTAATTTTAGAATTCAAAGCAACGAGAATTTTATGAGGAGTTTAGCAGAGTGTTAAACATTTTTTATTTAGAAAATAATCGTCAGGCAAAAGAGTTCGAAGAACTTAGCCAAATACATTTGCCTTTAGAAACTATTTGCCAACTTGAAGATTTTTGCGATACAGAATTCAACATAGTTAATAATGCAAATATAGATCTTTTAAAAGATGCTCCTACACTTATTCCTATTGATTATCAAAGTACTCCGCTATCATATGAGTCTAGAAATAATATAGATGCTGTTTCACATTTAGGTAAGATAGTACAGCAAATTGTTAAAAAATCTTGCGAATTAATAATCGGTAAAAAAATATTTTTATTATATTCAACTACAGAACCTTACTTTAATGATAACACCCTCTTTATAAATGAGTTGGCAAAAACTTATCCTAACAGCACTTTTGTTGTAAGCGGCTCAGGCTATGTGCCTTGTAACCACGATGTTAACACAGAGCAACTTAAAGAAAGAAACAATGTTTTTATGATATACAAATTGTGGTACTATGATAGAATACACTACATAAAAGAAATAAGCAATCTTAAGGATACTCCTCGACATTACAACGAATATGATTTAGAGCCTCCAGCAGACGCACCTGAATATACTACATGTCCTAATAGATTTTTATTAACCATGAGAAATCCCAGACCACACAGGTTGGTTATGAGTACATTAGTAGAAAGAGAGGTAGGGTCGATCAGATACAGCAGAACATGGAGTTTACAACCATGGTGGTTAGATAAAATAAAAGAAGATATAGAAGAAGAATATCAATATCAAGTAAACTTGCTGTCTAATGCAATTAAAGGTGTAATAGATGTTGTAGATACATCACAAGACGACCCAATGGTACGAGAGATGATGCATACCTTATTTCATCCTCCGCACTTGTTAGACATGGAAGGTTTTGCTGACCGAGGACATCCAGGCAAATGGCTATACGACAACATAGATATTGTGGTTGCTCCTACCGGAGAAAGTTTTGGTTACGGTTATGCTGATGATAAGCAGTATATTCCTATGATTTATAAAAAGCCATATATCACTTTTGGACAAAAGGGAGTATATGATGAATTGGAAAAAATAGGGTTTGATACTTACAAAAATATTTTTGATTTAACTTTTGATAAACAGGATAATATGATTAAAAGAGTTAAAGGTTGCTATAACTATATGATGAGTCTATCTACATTAGATCACAACACCATTGAAAAATTATTAGACAAGTGCGAACCTGTAATAGAATATAATTACCAACATTTAAAGTCTGGCAATTTTAGAAATATAAGTAATAAAAACTTTTTTAGAGAGTTATTAAATGCCGGCAATTAGAGGTGCAAGACCAATAAGAAACAAAGAAGTATTAGACTTCCATAATACCTTACAGCCAAAGGAAGTTAGTACAGAAGAATACACAAATACATTTAGAGAATGGATTAATTATAGCGATACAAAAAGTTTAAACGGTCTAGATAAATTTACATTTGCAGACTACACACAGGGCACTAGTCAAACTTTCGACCATTTTGCAATGAAACATTTACACAAAAGACAAATTCTTGCACTGCAAGGAGAGTTTCAGTATCATAGATGTATTACAAAATTTGCAGAATTTAAAGAATTGATGCACATACATCCTGATTTTTTGTACGGTAAAGATTTACATGCTCTTGTAATTAGTGCGCCATTTAGCGACTTTGGTTGTATTCATCCAGAATTTGAACTGATTATGGATCACTGTAATAATTTTGAGATTCCAGTGTGCTTAGATTTAGCCTATTGGGGTATAGCAAAAAATGTACACATAGACTTAGACAAATACGAGTGTATCAAAGAAGTTACATGCAGTTTAAGTAAACCTTTCTTTACATTAGAGAACCACAGAGTAGGCGTAAGATTTACTAGAAATTACACAGATGATGGCATTTCCATGTTGAATGAAGTAAAAATGGCAAATAATTACTCCATGGCATTAGGAGTAGAATACATGAGACGGTTTTCTCCCGACTATAATTGGCAGAAGTATAGTGATTTATATCAAGAAGTTTGCCATGAACAAGATTTAGTTTGGACAGATACTGTTATATTTGGTCTAGGTGATGATGTAAGGCATCAAGAATTTCATAGAGGTGTTCCTGGGAACTACCGAGTATGTATTAGCGAGTTTTTAGGAGACTGCTAAATCTTACTCGATAAATAGTTACGAAAGTAATTACACAGGAGACACAATGATAGTTAACTCTCATAATGATTGGGATCCTTTAGAAGAAATTATTGTAGGACATGCCCATCATTCAAGAATTGCTACTGATATTTCAGCCAGAAGTTTCAGTTACGCAAATTTTCCAGAAGAACAAATTAAACCATTAGAAGGAACATATCCTCAATGGGTTATTGATGAAGCCAACGAAGATGCAGATGGTCTTGCAAAAGCACTTGAAGACTTAGGTGTTATAGTACACAGACCTAAAATTATTGATTGGGACAAAGTAAATTACGATATTGGTCAAGGTTGGAATACCAAAGGCTGGTACAGTTGGTGCCCAAGAGATTTAATACTTCCATTAGGAGATATGTTAATAGAAACTCCTACTCCTGTAAGAGCAAGATATTTTGAAACAAGGTTATACGAAGATATTTTATATGAAGCATTCGAAGACGGTGCTCTTTGGTTACAAGCACCTAAGCCAAAACTACATGACGACATGTACACTTTTGAAGATATAGAAAACAAACCAACATTGTTAAACCATGAGATTTGTTTTGATGCTCCGAATATTGTGAGAGTTGGTAGAGATTTATTATATCAAGTAAGTAACTCAGGCAACATGAAAGGCTTTAAATGGCTAAAAAGATTATTAGAGCCAATGGGTTACAAATTACATTACAGTGAACTTTACAGTTTTGCACATTTTGATAGCACTATTGTTCCGCTAAGACCTGGACTAGTATTAATGAATAGTTCAAGAGTAACACCAGACAACTGTCCTGAAATGTTTGCAAAGTGGGATAAGATTTGGTTTGATGATTGTGTTGTACAAGGTAGTAAATTAGCAGAACAAGGTTATGTACCGCCATGTTCGCCATACATTGGTATGAACTTACTCAGTGTAGACGAGAATACGGTAGTCTTAGACTCAGCACAAGAGCCTCTAATGCGTGAGCTAGACAAATATGGTATCAACAGTGTACCTGTCCAATTCCGTCACAGTATGACGCTCTCAGGCGGCATACATTGTGCTACATTAGATTTAAGAAGAAGAGGAACTTTAGAGAGTTATTGTGATTAAATACGGCAAACTTGACATTGATGTAACTAATAAAATGTTAAATGATCTAAAATTTGTAGATTATTTTCAATGTTATAGACAATACGATAAACTACATCATTATTATACTGAAGGTAATAGCAGTATTTGGCAAATGTTTGAAGAGTCTCCTCAATGGGTACATGACTTTGCTAAACAACTACCGCAAGATTTTGACCATCATGTTGTAAGTGTGATTAAAATTGATCCAGGCCAAACTATACCTCATCATGTAGACAAGCACTTTAAACTAAAAGAAGCACACGGTGAAGGAGAAAGTTATCGTTATTTAATCTTCTTAGAGGATTGGAAACGAGGTCATTATTACGAAGTACATGATCAACCATTTACTAAATGGAGTGCAGGCGAATGGGTTAAGTTTGGTAACGATGATTGGCACATAGCAGGTAACATGGGCGACGAGCCTTTTTATTCTGCACAGGTTACAGTATTGAAAAATGTATAAAGGACATGTTGACATAAGTCATATAGACGACGAAATGCTTTACAGATTAAAATTTGTAGAGCATGTCAACACGGTTTGGAGTGCAGGTTATTGGGACAGGAAAGGTGTAGCAGTGCCTGATTATCCTCATGATGCACCTTGGGTGCAACAAGTGTTTGAAGGCGACTGTCCTGGTTGGGTAGCAAATTGCAAAGATTTATTTCCTTGGTTAAAGTATAGCATGGTTACTGTTAATAAAATATTACCGGGTAGATTTATTGCACCGCATACTGACACACTTTTTAAAATGCAACAAAAAGTAAAAGATCAGAATATTGACACAACAGGATTATCCCCTATAAGAATAAATTTATTTTTACAAGATAGACTCGAAGGACATTATTTTGAAATGGAAAATGAAGCATGGATCGATTATGTAAAAGGTGACTACACAATCATAAAGCCAGATTGTACGCATCTAGTTGCAAACCTAGGATATCAAATAAGATTTACAATGCAAATAACTGGCTTTGCAAAACAAGAGGACATACAATGAAAATTTTTATTACAGGCGCAGACGGCTTTATTGGCCAACACATGGTAGCAAGATTAAAAGATAAACATGAATTAGAGTTTTTACAACACGATCTTAGAGACCACGACAAAGTAGGGTTTCAAATTAGACAGTTTGATCCTGAAATTATTGTACACTTAGCCGCAAGAACAGAAGTACAAGATAGTTTTTATGAGCAAATTACATTTAGTGAAATTAATTATGTTGGTACAGTTAATTTAATCGAAATTGCCGCAACATTACCTAACTTAAAAAACTTTGTGTTTGCAAGTACTATGGAAGTGTATGGCTGGCAACCTATAAGCGATTTAATCAAAGAAGGAAAAGCGGAATCTATAATTGCATTTAATGAAAGCACACCCCCAAACCCTAATGCTCCTTATGCTGTTGCTAAGTATGGGTGCGAGAAATACCTTGAGTACGCCCATAGGAGTTATGGGTTACCCTTTACTGCAATTCGTCAGACTAATGCGTATGGAAGAAAAGACAACAACTTCTTTGTAACAGAGCAAATCATCTACCAAATGCTCACCAACGAAAAAGAAATTAATCTGGGATATGGTGAACCATATCGTAACTTTATCTACATTGACGATTTACTTGATGCATGGGAAACAGTAATTAACAATCCTGAGAAATGTGCAGGTGAAATATTTTGTATAGGACCTGACAATGCAATCAAGATCAAAGACTATGTAAATCTTATTGCCAGCAAACTCGGCTGGACAGGACATGTAAACTGGAATACAAAACCGCCCAGACCAGGTGAAATTTACCTGCTAAACAGCACCAATCACAAAATCACCAGCAGACTGGGTTGGACCCCAAAAGTAGGATTGAGCGAAGGTCTTGATCGCACTATTGCTACATGGAAAGAAATCGTAGAAAACAACTTGCCACATAACCAGGATAGAAAATTTTCTAAAGGCAAATGAGTATAAATGTACAATGTATCTCTAATACAGGCAAATTTCCAAACAGGGCCTACACATCTAAATAGTTTTTATTTGCCTTATAGTGTAGGTTCATTGTGGAGTTACATTGAACAAAATACAATCATCAAAGACAATTTTTCTATAAGCAATATTGTTTTTAGGCGAGATTCAATCGACGATGTTATACAGTTGCATAGCAACACTGATATTGCTTTAATTAGTTTATATATTTGGAATAAAAATTATAGTTTTGGTCTTGCTAAACGACTTAAAGAGGCTTACCCTAATATAAAGATTATTATGGGAGGTCCTGAACTTCCGTGGCGCAAAGATAATTTCTTTGAACTTTATCCTTTCGTAGATAGCATAGTAATAGGCGAAGGTGAAAAAGCAATAGAGCACTTACTATTACAATACCTAGAAGGTCAAGAGCTAGACAAAATAAGTCAATTTGAACGAATAAAAGAATTAAATTTGCCTAGTCCGTATCTTAACGGAATGTTTGACAACCTACTCAAAGAGCATCCAAATATTGAGTGGGTCCCTACAATAGAAACAGATCGAGGTTGTCCATACAGTTGTACATTTTGTGACTGGGGTAGTGCTACAGCAAGTAAAATGTATAAATTTTATTTTGATAGAATAGATGCTGAATTAGAATGGATAGCAAAACATAAACTACCTTACCTATCGTTAACATCTAGTAACTTTGGTATTTTTAAAGAAAGAGATCTTAAGATTGCTAAAAAAATAGTAGAACAAAATAAACTAACTGGTTGTCCGAACGGATTAAGTGTTAGTTATGCTAAAAATAGTAATGACACAGTTGTAGAGATTGTTAAATTATTTACAGATGCACAAATACAGACAGGTGTAACTCTGAGTTTACAAACAACTAGCGAAGATGTTTTAGAAAAAATTAAAAGAAAGAATATGAAAATAAATTCTATTACAGAAGTAGTAGATTTAGCAAACAAAAATCATTTGCCGGTTTTAACAGAATTAATTTTAGGCATGCCAGGCGAAACTAGTAACTCTTGGAGAAATACATTAGAAGAAGTATTTCAGAATGATATTTTAAATTCTGATGTTTATTTTTTACAGTTACTAATAAACTCTCCGATGTATGTAAAACAAATTAAAGAGTATAACTTAAAAACATTTGAAGCATTTGATTTCTTCTACGGCGTACACACAGGAGACTTTTTACAAGATAAAGAGAGCGGAGTAGCAGAATCAATAGAAGTAATACAATCTACTAATACTTTCGATAGAGAACAATTGATAGATGAAAGTATCTTTACATGGTTTGTTTTAGGATTTCACATGTACGGAATTTCTAATATTTTATCTAAATACATGTTTGAACATTTTGAATATAACTATATGGAGTTTTATAATTCTCTTTACAAAGCATTATTAGAAAAAGACAAACATTTTCCAAAATGGGTTAATCAAATTAAACAAGGTTTATACAGATGGCAAGACCAAGGATACATGGATACAGATATTGGTGGATTAAGTATTCAAGGTTGGCAGTATTTTCATTCCTTAATGCCAATTATACAAAACAACAATTTGGTTGACCATTATGTTGATTTTGTTGCTGAACAATTTTCTGATAGAATAGATAACAATGTTTTGCATGATTACAAATTATTATCCAATCATCAAATTAAACAGTTTGACAAATACATAACCACAGAAGAAGTATTAAAATTAAAATCTAATGCATTTGGAACCACCATCAAAGTAGTGGATAGATTTAGTCATTTCCCAACACAACTAACAGATCATTTACAATTTTTGTTCTACGGCCGTAGAAGAAGTTGGCATTTAAACAAACTACTTGACAAATAACTAAGCAGTGTTATAATAACTTTTTTAACTTAAAAGGAAATAGCACTATGGATTTTGCAACAGCCGCACTTTTTATCGGATTTGTCGTATTAAATACCGTTTTTTCTTATAATGCAGGTAAAAAAGAAGGAATTTTTACCGGAATGATAAGTATTACTCAGTTTTACAAGCAAAAAAGTGCTCTGAAAGATAAACAGAGCATATTAGGGTTTGAAAATTGGCCTGACCCAATTAAGGCCGCATTTTTAAATCCTTCTTTTGACAACTTTGAAGACTGAGATTTATGGCAAGAAGAAAAACAGCAAGACCAAGAAATGTATACCTAACTCCAGAACCTAAGTGGAAAGAACTTATGTTAGCCGAGAGTGAGGAAGACCGAGAAGTAGCATGGAACAAATGCGACTACTTTTGTCATTTTGAAGTAAGCGATAAGAAAAAGAAAGAAACTGTTAAGCCTTGGCTTAAACAGCAAACTCTTTTTGACAAAGAAACAACCGACTTACTGCTTAGAGTGCCTGAAACTTGGTTAGGACTTTGGGCAAAGCACACATACAAGTGGAAAAAGTTTGGTTGGATGACTAAGGCTGTTGAAGCACATATTCTAAAAAGAATGCCTGAACTTTGTGCCAAGGCCGAAGAGTATGTAGAAGAACAAAAAGAAAAGAAAGCAGAAAAGCCTAAAATTACTATCCAAGATAGAATGAGAGAACAATGTATTGAATTAATGGGCACTTGGGAATACAAGATTGATTGCCTTGTAGATGGACAGGACATTCTTAAAGAGTTTGATCCGTACAATGAAATGAGAGCATACAATGTGGCACAGATAAAACCCGCCCATGCTAAAATTATAAAAGAAGAATTTCAAACTCAATACGAAGAAGCACTAGAAGTACAACAATGGCAAGACGAAGAACTCAAAGAAGCATATTCTAATTTTGACAAAAAGATCAGAGACAACTATGTGGCATTTTTTGAAAAAATTATGACTGCTTGTGACACACTTATAAACACAGGCAAAGCACAAAGAAAACCACGCAAGCCAAAAGTTATCAGCAGAGAAAAACTGGTAGCAAAACTCAAATACCAAATCAATGACAGTGAATTAGGGTTAGCAAGTATTAATCCAGCAGAAATAATTGATGCTACAGAAGTTTGGGTGTACAACACAAAGAATAGAAAACTTGGTGTTTACTATGTAGATGACTTTCAACAAGGATTATCAGTCAAAGGCACAACCATACAACTGTTTCATGAATCTAAAAGTGTACAAAAAACACTTCGCAAACCAGCAGAACAACTCAAAGAATTCAAAGGAACTGCTAAAACCAAGTATCAAAAAGCATTCGATAATATAAAAACCACAGATACTAAGTTAAATGGCCGATTAAATGACAGCACTATCATTCTTAAAGCATTTTAAGACAAAAGTAGATAAATAGTAGTATGGCAGATCAAATCGGATACACTAGTCGCGAAGACTTAATCAAGGAAATACAACTTCGTTTAGCAGACGGGATAGTTGATGTTGAACTTGACAGAGAACATTATGATGTTGCAATCAAAAAAGCAATATCAAAATACCGTCAATTGAGCTCAGGTTCAGTTGAGGAAAGCCTTATTTTTATTCAAACGCAGGAAGGTATAACTGAATACACATTGCCTGATGAAGTAATGGAAGTACGCAGACTGTATAGAAGAGGTATTGGTACCAATAGTGGTGGCGGTACTAACTTTGATCCATTTGATGTTGCGTTTAATAATATGTATATGCTACAAGCAGGACAGATAGGCGGACTTGCAGTATTTGATGCATTTGCACAATACAAAGAAACAATTGGTCGTGTATTTGGTAGCGAATACAACTTTTTATGGAATCGAAATACAAAGATTCTTAAAATACTTAGAAGTGTAAGACATGAAGAAGAAGTTGCCGTAGGTGTATATAATTATATACCTGAAAGCATACTACTTAAAGATGTTTATGCAAGCGACTGGTTATCAGCATACGCACTAAGCCAGTCTAAGTATATGTTAGGTGAAGCAAGAAGTAAGTTCACAAGCGGACTACCAGGCGCTGGTGGTGCAATACAGTTAAACGGTACAGAACTTAAAGCAGAAGCACAAGCAGAACTAGAAAAACTAAACGAACAAATACACTTAATGGAAGAAGGAAACGATCCGCTAGGATTCGTAATTGGTTAATGAAATTAATAGGCATAGTTGGATTTATAGGCTCAGGTAAAGATACAGTAGCAAAAGAATTTGTGAAATATGGTTGTGTACAAGATTCATTCGCCGCTCCATTAAAAGATGTAGTTGCTTCAACATTTGGTTGGGATAGATCAAAACTTGAAGGCGATACAATTTCAAGTCGTGACTGGAGAGAAACTCCAGATATGTTTTGGTCACGCAAAACAGGTATTCCTAACTTTACTCCGAGACTAGCATTACAATTAATGGGTACAGATGTAATGCGTAATCATTTTCATGAAGACATTTGGATTGACAGTTTGGAATACAGATTGAGAGCAAAGCAAGAAGAACGATGTGTTGTTGTAAGTGATGCTAGATTTGAAAATGAATTAAATTTAATTAAAAATCTAGGCGGTCACATTATTTGGGTACAACGAGGCGAATTACCTGAATGGTATGAAGTTGCTAAAACAGCATCAGACAATGCAATTAATCGCAAAATTATGCAAACAAAATACAGAGATGTACATGAAAGCGAATGGAATTGGGTAGGGTGTAAAGCAGATTATGTTATACATAATAACAGCACATTAGAAGATCTACAAGCAGAAGTGCATCAAATCTACAAAATACTGTTTAAATCAGTACTCAAAATAGTATAATATCGCTTAATATCACTAAATTTTCTAAATACCCCAAAAACTCCTAAAAATGATAAATAATAGCATACGAATATATCGTATCTAATATATTAGATTAGGAGAAAATTATGGCGACATTAGTAAGTCCTGGTGTTAGCATAAGTGTTTCAGATGAAAGTTTCTACGCTCCCGCAGGAGCAGGTACAGTACCTTTGATCGTTATTGCAACGGCTCAAGACAAGACTGCACCAGACGGTACATCAACAGCGGCTTATACTACATCAGCAACAGCAAATAAACTCTATCAGATCACAAGTCAGAGAGAGTTATTACAAAACTTTGGTAATCCGTCATTTGGCGCTCATGGTAGCGAAACAAATGAATATGGATTAATGGCCGCATATAGTTTCTTAGGTATTTCTAACAGAGCCTATGTTTTAAGAGCAGACATCGATTTAGGCGAACTTGAAGCATCAAGTTCAGCACCATCTGCTAAAGCGGCAAACGGCACATATTGGTTAGACACCGACGAAACATTATGGGGTTTCAAGAAATGGAATGGTTCTAAGTGGATCGCAGAAAAAGGCAACATCAAAGTTGTTCCTTCAAATGACCTGCAGTCAGGCGGCACACCAAAACCAGCATTCGGAAAAAATGACGAGATTTGTGTAAGATATTATGATGCAGACGGTACTCAGGCTGATGATATAAAATTCTATCAGAAAGTATCCAATGTATGGTACCATATTGGTTCAAGTGCATGGAATTCTGCAAGTTCAAAAGATTATCAGGTTGCAGTGCATACTGCATTACCTACAACTAGATCAAACGGTAACGCACTAGTTTCAGGTGATTTAATTCTTCAATCTACAGCCGCTAATAACGGTACAGCAGTAGATATTGCTCAATACAACAGTTCAACAGGACAATGGGTAAGCGAAGAAAATTATGTAAGACAATACGAAAGAACTGCAAGAACTTTGTTTGAAGCAGACAATGCTTTTGTAAAAGGTGTTGTTATGGGTGACCATGCAGGTGAAGACGGTGAAGCAACTGTGAGATTCAAAGAATGGAACGGTG